CATGAGAGCAAGCCGTGGAATGGGAGATATTTCTCCTTCTAAAATGCCCAGAGGAGCTAAGAAATCTCGTCGGGATGACACTGACTTTACACAGTACGCCGATGGCGGAAAGGTTGGTCTATATGCCAATATCAATGCAAAGCGTAAAAGAATTGCCGCAGGTTCTAAAGAGAAAATGCGCAGACCTGGTAGCAAAGGTTCGCCAACTGCTCAAGCGTTCATAAATTCTGCCAAGACTGCGAAAAAATAATGGCTAAGACTACCGGAACCACTTCCTTTAATTTGGACATGAACGACCTCATTGAAGAGGCGTTTGAGCGTTGCGGTCAAGAACTTCGTACTGGTTATAACTTTCGTACAGCTCGCCGTTCGTTAAATCTTTTGACAATTGAGTGGGCAAATCGTGGCATAAATTTTTGGACTGTTGAACAAGGACAGATTCCCTTGGTCACAGGGCAGGCCATATACCCAATGCCTGCTGATACAATTAATTTGTTGGATACTGTTATCCGTCAAAATAACAGTACATCAAACCAGATTGATATCAACATCAGCGGCATCTCTGAGTCTACCTACATGAGCCTGCCTAATAAACTGGCTCAAGGTCGCCCTATTCAAATGTGGTTTAACCGCCAATCTGGACAGGAAAACTTGTCTACGGCAACGTTAAGCGGAACTATTACCAGCACGGCCACATCTATTACAGTTTCTTCCGTTGCTAACTTGGCTACGGCAGGTTTTATTAAAATTGATAACGAAACAATTAGCTATCCCAACATTGTTGGCAATCAGCTAGTTAATTGCGCTCGTGGACAAAACAATACAAATGTTGCCAGCCATACATCAGGCGCAGCACTGACCATCCAGAATATACCTGCCATTAATATTTGGCCAACACCCAATGCACCTGGGGATCAGTACACCCTTGTGTACTACCGCATGCGCCGTATTCAAGATGCTGGAACAGGCGCTTCTGTTCAAGACATTCCTTTCCGCTTTATTCCTTGCATGGTAGCCGGTCTAGCGCTTCAATTGAGCATGAAGCTACCTGACGTAGACCCACAGAGAATTGCGGCTCTAAAGGCCGATTATGAGCAGCAATGGGACATTGCGCAGGCAGAAGACCGCGAAACAGCGCCTTTAAGATTTGTGCCTAGGAATTTGTTCTATGCCTAATCGTTTTGCGTCTGGTAAACATGCAATTGCAGAGTGTGATCGCTGCTCTGGCAGATATATGCTCAAAGAGTTGCGTACCCAGACAGTCAAGACTAAGCCGTTCAAAATTAAAGTTTGCCACGAATGCTGGGACCCTGATCATCCGCAATTGCAATTGGGTATGTATCCAGTTGATGATCCTCAAGCTGTTCGTGACCCGCGTCCTGATGTTAGCTATTTAGTGTCTGGTCAAAGTGGCTTGCAGATTTTAAATAACAATGGAACGGCGATAGATGAATTTGGTTTTCCAGAGTCTGGTAGCCGAGTCTTTCAGTGGGGTTGGGCACCAGTTGGCGGAGCAAGAAGTTTTGATGCAGTTTTAACACCAAACTACTTGGTTGCAACGACATTTGTTGGTACAGTAACGATATCTTAAGGAGCTAAACATGGCATATACACGATCAGCCGATGGCGTTGCTAAAAAGGGCAAGACCGTTGGTAAAAATTATGGAGACAGCGGCCCTACTATGGGTATTGAAAGCGGTCCTAAAAAACACACTGTTGGAAAAACAAACGCCGACATGAAAAAAATGGGTCGTGGTTTGGCTAAAATTTCTAATCAAAAGAGAGGTTAATCATGGCTAAATTCAGCAAAAAAGTGATGGGTAAAGAAGTTGGTGATGGCGCTGTTTACGCACCACCTCATACTATGACTGGCAAAGCCGGTGTTGATATCAAGAACAGCGGCTATGACGGTGGCAATCGTTATACCGCTAATGATGTGAATATGTCCGTAGGCAATATTAGCCGCGATCCATACAAAGCACCAAAAACTTCTGGCATTAAGATGCGCGGCACAGGCTGTGCTACTAAAGGCACAATGTCTAGAGGACCAATGGCCTAAACATGAACTACGCTGAATTAGTTGCCGCTGTAACAACGTATACGCAGAATACGTACCCCACTGCTGACATGAATATCATGATTCAGCAGGCGGAGAAGCGCATCTATAACTCGGTGCAGTTGGCAAATATGCGGAAAAATATTACTTCTAATTTAATTAGTAATAACCCGTATATTTCACCGCCATCGGACTTTCTTTCCGCGTATAGCTGTGCAATATTTCCAGCCAATACCACGGGGCCTTACGTGTACTTGCTGGACAAAGACGTTAACTTTATCCGCGAATCGTATCCCACGCAAACAGACACTGGACAACCTAGGTACTATGCCCTTTTTGGCGCAGAAACAGGAGGCCCAACAACACTGGCGCTTATGTTTGGTCCTACCCCAGACGCGGCATACGGGATAGAGTTGCATTACTACTACTATCCAGAATCAATTGTTACGGCTGGCACAACTTGGCTTGGCGAACATTTTGATATTGCCTTGTTCAATGGCACCATGATGGAAGCCATTACATACATGAAAGGCGAGCAAGATTTGGTACAACTTTATTCAACTCGCTTTGCTGAAGCTATTGTAATGTTGAAGAGTTTGGGTGATGGCAAACAACGTAGCGATGCTTATCGTAATGGCCAGACTAGGGTGAAAGTTACATGAGCATAGTTCAAACCCAAACTACCAGCTTTAAAGCAGAGCTGTACCAAGGCATTCATAACTTGTTGACGGATACTTTGAAGATAGCTTTGTATACCGCAAACGCAGATTTAAATGCCAGTACCACTGTTTACACTAGCACAGGCGAATTGCCTGACGGTAATGGGTATACAAGGCCAGGCGTGACTATAACTGGAGTTACCATTGGAACTTCTGGATATACGGCCTATGTTAGTTTTAATAACGTCACTTGGAGTCCAGCATCATTTACAGCCAGGGGCGCTTTGATTTACAATTCAAGCAAGGCAAATCGCTCGATTGCGGTGTTGGATTTTGGAGCCGATAAGACGGCTACTGGTACGTTTGTAATAACTCTACCAGCAAATACTGTTAGTAGTGCAATCATCAGATCATCGAATTAAAGGAGTTCTCCATGCCCATTACACAAGCGATGCCAACGTCGTTCAAAGTAGACATTCTTAACGGCTATCAAAATTTTGGTACAGCCCCTGTTCGCGCAACAGGCGCAACAGATACATTTAAAATTGCTCTGTACACAAGCTCGGCAACTTTGGATGCTACAACAGGTTTGTACAGCTCAACTACTAACGAAGTTCCTAACGGTAGTGGATATACAACGGGCGGTATAACACTATCTGTTTCTGTTGCACCAACATCTACAGGTACAACAGCGTTTTTATCTTTTGCGTCTCCTGTTACTTGGTCAAGTGCGACATTCAGTACAGCAGGTGCTTTGATTTATAACTCTACGCAAGGTGGTAGATCAGTTGCTGTTCTTTCTTTTGGTTCTACAATTACTGTTACTGGTGGCGATTTCAACATCATCTTCCCAACGGCAGCGGCAGGTACAGCGATCATTCAGATTGCATAAGGGAGAAACCTCATGGCATTAATACTTGCTGATCGGGTTCAAGAAACCACAACAACTACTGGCACGGGGGCCGTCTCTCTTGCTGGTGCTGTTTCTAATTTTCGTGCGTTCTCCAGTGTACTGAGCGATCAAGACACAACATACTACGCAATTGTAGGGTCTTCGGTTTGGGAAATTGGATTAGGAACTTACAACACATCCGGCAACACGTTGTCTCGCACAACTGTTTACTCAACCTCAAGCGGTACAACATCGCCTTTGACTTTGGCGGCTGGTACATACAATGTTTGGATTGACGCTGCGGCCACACCTATGGTGTTTAAAGACGCTGCTGGTACTATCCCTAGCCCAACATTCTCAGGCACTATTTCTGGTCAACCAATCGTAGCAACCACAAGCTCGTTGGCTCCTCAGATTGTGACTGTAGACTTTGGCAATACAGGTAATGAATACAACCTTACAACAACTGCTACGCAAACGTACGGCACGATAGCTACATCTGCGGCTACTGGCACGGGTTCTGTGGCTACATTGACGTTTGCAACTCAAACGATTGCAATTCCTGTAGGTACAACAATTGTAGTAGC